AGGGAGAACAAAAGAAGAAGCCTTTGTAGAAGCTATATCTTTTAGGAACTCCCTGATTGAAAGTGGACATATTAATATTGTTAGTGGCACCCGAACCAGTTCTTGTGAATAATGTAGCCCGCTGTTAGTTCTACATTCAACTTGTAGTATTCACCCGCCTCCTTGACAGCTTGTGTAGCCAGCACACCAGGTAGAGAGTAGGCACTATACCAACCTTTGTCTGTGTGTGCTACTTCACTCCAATCAAGATTACTTGCACGGAACGCCTTAGCTTCATCTTCAGTTTTAAACACCTTAAACTTTACAAGAGACTTTGATAGTTCAAGCTGCGCTTCATCATGGTACGCAATCATCTGCTGACAGAATGGAATGCTTTTCCAATCTTCAGTAAAGAAATCTACGATTAACTTATGCTCTCGTAGCTTTCGATCATGTAGAACCATTGCACGCTTTGCACAAATTACCCCGGCGCTTTGAAACGCTGTATTGATAACATTACCTTTACTTCTAACAGGAAGTTTGCGTTTATCAAGACCAAGTAGAAATTTCTTCTGCCCAGTTGTTTCCCAGTATTTCTGCATATTTTCTTTCAATTCTTTTAGGGGTGAAGCCTTATCCCAAAAAGCATCAAAGATTACTTGGGCGGTTTTCATATCGCAACCTACGATCTTGCTTACGCGTTTTGGTTGAGCATTATAACTACAACCATACTTTACACTCTTAGCTGTTCCACGAGGAAACTCTTTATCAATAATACTAGTGATGTATTTCGCAAGAACAGTGTGACAATCGTTTGGCTTCTCTGCGGTAAGACTCTCACCATATTCAGGACCACCTTCATACTTATGAACGTAATGGCTCTCAATCTTAGCCTCCAAGCTATCAAAGTCGTAAGCTAATTGATACTGATCCTCACCACAGCAAAACATTGCTCGCATTTTATCCCCATATAGAGATGTTGCTCTCGGAATATTGCAAACGAGCCTATGCTTAAACCTGGAACTTCCAGCATCGCAAGTGCCTGCGGGTGTTGGGATACGCCCATCTTCTCTGATATTAGCCAAGAAGCCCTTCTCTGGTTCTTCTGAGTCTTCATCTGGATCAAACCCACCACCTAGAATGCTATTTCGCCTATGACTGTATGTTAGAAACTCGATAATCTTTCTGGTGTGTGGAAACCTACTCTCTAGTTTGGCAAGATTTGGACATATTTCCTTGTCTTGACCAATCGTAAATGTAGGGTTGGTCAAGACTTTAACAGGTTTAGAAATGTCTTTCTTTAGGAGTGTTTTAAGTAATGTTCCATTAGTACATCCAATATGGTCAACGCGATCATTGCAGAATGCGCTTGCTAGTGTTTGCTCGACATACTTTTCAACTACCTTTACATATTCGACCATCAAGAGCTTTTGTTTCTTTTGATTAACTGATAAGTCTCGCTCTTTATACTGCATTGGCTCCCATCCAAAATCTCGGACTAGCCATTCTTTAATGTGAGTTGTATCTTTTAGTGTTGCTGGCTCAGTGGTTACTAGTGAAACACTCTCAAGCGGTAGCGAATATTCAATACCGAAGAGAATGGCTTTTTTATCTTCTAGTAATTCTCCGGAGTGCTTCTTAACAAAATTAATAAGATGGCTGCTATAAGACCCATCTTTCTTAAATTGAATCTTTGGTGGGGTGTAAGCATTAGCTGCTGTCTTAGATAAATTCTTTGGTGGAAGAATAGGTTCAACTTCAGCTTTAATAGCCTCAATCTTCTCATCCAAGTCTTTAACACTTTCAATAGCTAGGTTAGAATCAAAGTTAAACCCTCTATGCTCTTGGCGCGTAATAATCTCAGCAACAGACTTCTCAAGAGAAATAGCTTCTTCCCAAGGCCAGTTACCTTTTTCTTCTAACAGCTTAAAGTAGGCTTTTTCTGTAACTTCTACGTCTTGCTTACAGTAGTCAATCATTTCCTCATGAAAGAAAGAGAATTCAAAACCAGAGGGTTCTTGGCCTGTCATTATGCCTAGCTCAATTAGTCGCTTTCTATAGTGGATTTTGAATGACCCTATACGCTTGCCCCACGAATCTAGGCTATGCCCACCAAGGCGATCAGGGTTTAGACATTTTGATAGAATCATAGTGTCAATAATTTCAACTTGCTTGCTATCAATTGTATCTGGCATAACTGTATAGTTTATACCAGTAAACAGTTTTATAACCAACATGTCATAGTTAATACCGTTGTGGGTAATAACTGTTGTTGCTTTTTTATAAAACTCAACGAATGTAGTTAGAATTTCTTCTTGTCTAAAAACAAATATTTCTTTGGTGTCAATATCTTTTGCTACGATACACCAAATCTTAAATGTATCTTTTAGTTTATAAGGTGAAGCCTTGTAATCAATTGAATCTGAGTTCAAAAGATTACTGGCTTCAATATCTAGAACAATACGCACAAAACCTCCTTGTAAAATGCTGTAGAGAATACTAGCAGGTTAGTCTTCTATTTAAAAACTAGTAACTTCTTCTGTATCCAACATTACTTCCCATGTTTCAGGATTCAGCCTAAACACATCTGCAATTCCGAGAGAATCACCAAAACGTGTTTTCAATACTTTTAGTCTAACCCTACCACGTGAGTAGTCAGGAAGTATCTCAGGTTCTAGTGCTAGAATATTCCAACTAAACTGCTCCAAAGCTGCACTTCCCCGCGCGGACTCCTTAGTTACATTAACCCAGAACGGTTCTCCCTCTTTTCCTTTTGGTGCCAAAAACTGTGAGGAATTTGTGCGATTGATGTGGGATACAACAAGAATATGTACAGAATTTGCTGCACAAAATGCAGCAAGCTCCGTCAAAACCATATCAAGTTGTTTCCGCTCATTGTCAATATCAAGGCCACTAATAACAGCAGAAATATGGTCTAGCATAATGTACTTGCACCCTTCAACCAAGTGCATATGTTTTACTTTACTCATAAGAGAACTAATCGCCATGCTTCCAAAGTGGTCTAGCATAACAAGTTTTTCATTACTTACGATTGAATCATAGACAGTTCTGATTGCTTCTTCTGTAGCAACAGATAAAGGGTTCCTCTTAAAGTGTAGATAATTTACTTTAAGCTCTGCTGCTACGATGCGTTGGAATGTCTCCTTATTACCTTCCTCTAGGAAGATCATACCAAGTTTATGTCCAGCTTTCAAGAAAGCATGGGCAAGAATAGAACATACCGTACTCTTACCGACATTCGAGGGTGCAAGGATTAGAGAAAGTTCCTTTTCCCTGAAACCATTTAGCTTTTCCATTAGTAGAGGAAAGCAATCAACATATACGCCCGCAGGTTGTGGTGAGATCAATGTCTCAAAACTAATATCTCCTGCTTTAATAATCTTCTCAGCAGAAAATGGACGCTTGTTAAACTGTACGAGTTTAGCTAGCTCGTCTGTCTTACCTTTCTGGAGATAGTCAGAAGCATCCTTGAAACCAAAATCAGGTGAAACAGTAAGTAAAGAAAGCCCTTCGCCTACGAGTGCACCTGCAACTGCTTCCCTTGCTTCATGTCCTTTTAAAACACCCTTGGCTTTCTCGGCAGGTGTAGCGTAGTCATCATCAAAGAACACGCATAGTGAATCGTGAGACTTTACATAAAGACTATTATGAAGAACTGATTCAACAGCATTAGCTGTACCTAAAGGAATGCTTACAACAAACGGTTCCATTCCTTCATACTTAGTCCCTTTAACATTATCAACTAAAGACTGATAAATGCTAACAGCATCCCACTGACCCTCTGTAATAATTAGACAGTTACGCTTACGATTGATTGTTTCGGCAATATCCTGACCAAACATCTTGTTAGAGATGTTTACTGACCCAATCGCTTTCCAGTGCCCACGTTCTTCTTTATCCTTAGTGATGTCCTGCTTCATAAAACCAACAATCTTCCCCTTTTGATTATAACTAGGGAAGTAGAAGGCTTCAATTGTTTCACCGTCCTTTTCGGATAGTGCAGAACGAATTCCAAACTTCTCACAAACATTCTTACGAATGCCACGATCTTTAGCTGCATGAAATCCGAGCTTTAGAACATCCTCTACAGTTTCTTTTTCACAGCGCTCAAAAGTTTCTTTCATATCGCCTTTCTTTTTGAAGTATGCCATTCAATAAACCTCCAATCTATCCTTTCCTTAAATATACATTCATTTTACTCACTGCTCAAAACCTGCGGTTTTTCGCTTACTTATCATTCAGCCTTTGGCTTCATTTTGCTATTCAGCATTACTAGCAAATATTCTTCCCCAATACAACCAAA